GCTTCTTTTCCAACTCACGGTGTACTGACGCCATGAAGATTGCTAAGAAGATTGACTGCGACCATTACCGTTACGCAATGGGTGTCAACTTTCAAGACACGGAAGTGTTGAAGTCTACTGAGCGTCTGTCTACGTTAAAGGTGTGGGAGGAGCCAATTGATACGGCTTATTACGTTATCGGTGCAGACCCTGCTTATGGTTCTTCTGATTGGGCTGATAGGTTCTGCATTCAAGTCTTCCGTTGCTACTCTGACGGAATGGAACAAGTGGCAGAGTTTGCGACCTCTGAACTTAATACGTACCAGTTTGCGTGGGTTATTTCGCATCTTGCTGGAGCCTACAAGAACTCGACGCTTAATCTTGAAGTTAATGGGCCGGGACAGGCTGTTCTAAATGAGATTAAGAATCTACGCCGTCAAGCTGCAAGCATGGGCAACGCAATGGGTAAGAGTTTGATGGATGTCTACGGGTCCATGTCAAACTACATCTGGAGGCGTAATGACACGATGGGCGGGTTATCGAACTCTTTGGGCTGGCTAACCACACAAGCCACTAAAGAGCGAATGATGAATTACACCAAAGACTTGTTTGAACGCCAAATGCTTGACGTCTATTCCGTTGACACCATTGAGGAGATGAAGACCATCATTCGTGATGGGGCATCTATTGAGGCATCAGGCCGCAACAAGGATGACCGTGTAATGGCGATGGCTTTAGCGTGCGCTGCTTACTCGGAACAAGTTCAACCTCAGTTAATTCAGCGCAAACTAAGCCGAAAAGTATCCAGAGAGTTAGAAGAAAAAACCCCGGAGCAACTGTCTGTAGGAAAAGGCGTATCAAATTATTTAAAAGCTATCGGCGTGTATGGTAACTAACATCTTAACCAAGAAAGAACTGATAGAGCAAATGCGTCGGTTCATCCGGGATAAGGAACGTGGCATCTCCATGAAACTGTTTGCAGACTTGTGTGGGGTCAACAAGGCTCACCTGCTAGACGTCTTTTGGTATCGTTCCGAACCATTGACCGAATATATCCAGCGCAGAGTTGATAAAGGCTACAAAGCATGGCAGCGCGGCGAGGTAGCCATCATGCAATTGCGTAACCGTAGCAAATACATTGAATACCGCAGGGAAGCTCAACCTAGAATACTACCCACTACTGGCCTACAAATGATTAATGGCAAGATAGGAATTAGATTGGGTATGAGGAATATAGACGATTATTCGCAACCACCATTATTTGAAGGGGATAAAGATGGCAGTTCTACATGATTACAAATGCCCAAGACACGGGTACTTTGAGAGCAGAAAAGGGCAATGCCCTATGAAAGACTGCGCCGAGGAGGTAGCAATAGTCTACTTGCAAGCTGTAGGCACCATGTCAGACGGCACAAAGAAGAACGACAAGACAATTAAGCAGCTTGCAATGGACTTTGATATGACAAACGTCAAATCAACCCGTGAAGGGGAGAATCAGTCCGGTTTCTTTACCCGAAAGAACAAAACATCCAAGAAACAGCTTGAGAAGGAAGCAGCTATTGCGTCTCAGCGTCCTAGAGAGCCAAGACCGGGTGATTCCGCTATTTGGGGCGGTGACAGCCGTTATAGCTTGGGAAATGTAATAAAAGGCGGGGCTGTACGGTCAGTTATGGGAGAATCGGTCGGAATGAACCCAAGAGACGCAGGAAACTTGACAGGACCCAAGGCGGCGAGTTATATAGATGACCATGAAAACCTTAAAATGAAGTCTTAAATGCGGATACCAACCAAAGACCTAGAGCGTGAGTTTTTCTACCGCGACTTAATCGAGAAGTGTTCGGTATCTTTGGCAGAGCGCAAAGGTGATTACTCCTCCCTGCGCTCTTGGTTTTTGTTCGGTGCTGGCACCAATGAAAATCCCGCCTTGTTCAATAAGATTTTCCCGCACGTAGACCAACTAACATCGTTCCTTTATTCCGCTGAGACAACACGCTTCTCTATCAACGTCGGTGCTGCCGTTCCAGAACAAGAACACATTAAGATTCCAAGACTGACCGCAGCCCTTAATGATGAATGGTTAAACTCTAATTGCGACCAAGTATTTTCATCTGCTTTAACGTGGGCTTTGGTATTTAACAGCACTTTCATTAAGCTCGTTGTCAACAACGGCATTCACCCCTACATGGTGGAACCCGGCTCAATGGGTGTGCTACGTGAAGACGTAACCTACACCGACAGACAAGAAGCAATAGTACAAACCTATTACATTACAAAATCCGATTTGTATAATCGATTGTATAGTCACCCTAAACGGGAAGACATCGTCAAGCGTATACAAACAGCGATGCACACTAAGACCGAAGATTTACCGGAAGGTCTTGACCGCATCATCATGAGTCAATCCAACCCAACCATCTACGGCAACGTCAATTTAGATTTGACCGGAACAAACCGCTACAAAGCCCGTGTCGCTGAAGACACCGTAAAGATGTATGAGTTGTGGGTGTGGAACGATGAGACACAAGATTACCAAGTGGTCACGATGGCTGACCCTGACATCTTTATTTATGACCGTGCGGGTGGTTCTGTATTCCTAAAAGGTGAATTGCCATTTATTCAAATTTGCCCTAACCCACAGTTTGATTATTATTGGGGTCAGAGTGAGGTTGCCCGTCTGAACTTGCTGCAAGCCATACGAAACAACCGCATGACAGAGATTCTTGACTTGCTGTCCAAACAAGCCTCTCCTCCCAAGGTCTTCTCTGGATTTATGGGTATCACGGATGAGAAAGCCTTTGCGTTTGACCGTCCGGGTTCGTTTGTCTCAAGCGATATGCCAAATGCAAAGGTAGATTCCATTGCACCGGAAATGCCAGCGTCTTTATTTGAGGTAATCCATGAAATTGATGCAATGTTTGCAGAAGCATCTGGAATATCAAGCGTTCTGTCTGGTCGTGGTGAGCAAGGCGTACGCTCCGCTGGTCATGCTTCTCAGTTGGCCCGTCTTGGAAGTTCTCGCGCAAAGAAACGCGCCTTAATCGTAGAAGACAGCTTAGAAAAGGTAGCAACGCTGTACTTAAAGCTAATGCAAGCCTACGACAACACGCATTTCAAAGATGAAGAAGGCAACAAATTCATTGCTGAACAATTTACTAAAGATTTTGTAGTAAAAGTGGACGCTCACTCCAACAGCCCAATATTTACGGAAGATATGCGTCAGTTGGCGTTTAATCTGTTTAAAGCACAAGCAATTGATAAAGAATCTCTGCTTGACTTGCTTGAGCCGCCAATGAAACAATTGTTAATAGATAAATTGAAAAAACGTGAGAAGCAGCAATCTCAGCAGCCCCCTCAACAGGGTAAGCCGGAAGGCAAGCCCGATTTAAAAGCGGTAGGTGAATAATGGCAACTAGAGCTGATTACACGCCGAAATCCGACCAGCCGAGAGTACAGACCGGCGAACTGAAAAGGACCGAGGCTGCGCCATCCATGCAGTATCGGGTGTCGGGCATAAAGTCTTTTAATCCCCGTCAAGCAAGAAAGACGGGCCGTATGGGTGAACGATAGGAGTACATCATGTACAAAAAAATGAAGCGTGGTCGCAAGACCCGTCGTTAATTTAGAAGGAGCGTCAAGATGTCTGACGGTCAATCTAAGGAAGATGTTAAAGAAGTTGACAGGGAATTTGAAAGAACTAAACGGGATATTTTGTCCGGTGAAAGAGCAAAACGCCGGATGAGAGAGCTGGATAGAAAGTTTTCTAAGTCTAGTTCTAGAAAATCCTCTAGGTAATTCCCCGCAAGGGATGAGGTATGGCTGACTTCCTCTTCTAAGTTGGCCGCTGCTAATTGGAGAAATCACATGGCACGCATGAAACGTAAAGGCCGTAAAGGTCGTAAGTAATTAGTCCCTTGTGGATTAATCCCAAGGGGGAGGGGAAATACTCCCCCACTTGACATTTGCTGATAGTCTGGTCTAATCGCGTCTAGATTGACGATAGAGGTTATTTATGAGCGTACCACCCGATAAGTTAATGGAATTGATTGGCAAGCAGCAAGGTAACCCTGCTGAAGCTGCCCCTCCCGATACCACTTCAATGTCTGACGCGACAACGGCTCCTATGTCGGCACCGATGTCTACGCCAGAGCCAAAGATGGGAAATCGTGAAGGTGCGCTAGTCAACATTTCAATGGCAATGGATTTGATTGAACAAGCATTGCCAAGTTTAGGTAGTGAATCCGTTGAAGGTCAAAAAGCATTAAACGCTATTCGTGCGTTGAGTGGTTTGATTGGCCCTCGCAAGCAGAAAACAAATGAACTCCAGCAATCTGAGATTATTCAGATGCTACAGAACTTGCCGCAAGCCGGTGGCGCAACACCTGAAGGCCGTGCAATGTCGCAAGCTCCTATGGTCCCGAACCTCCCGCCAATGCCCGGAGCAGCACCTTCTCCGATGAGTATGCCCGGTGCTGGTGGTGGCGGTGCTTCACCCCAACCCACTCCAATGTAAGGAATTATTATGGACCTGTTTAAACCAAGAGGTGCCAATAGCCCTCGCCGTCCTACCGACAACAACCAGCAAAACGGTGTTGTAACGAACCCTCCCCGCTATGAAGAATTTGGCGGTCTTAATGCTGCTAACAAAATTGGTAGCAAAAATAAGATGGGTGTTCAAAAACCCGGTGACGGTAAAAAAGTAATCTAACTTTGTTAGGGGATAAAAATGAGTCTTGAAGATATGTCTTTTGAACAACGCGACCAATTAGCGTTGTTAATGCGTGAACTTTCCGATAATCCGGCAACCAGAAAAGATGTTCTGCGTTTAACGAAGCAAATTAAACCAGACTTAGTCATTCCTGAACTGGATATTGAAAGTAACACTAAATCGCACATTGATAAGCTAGAGCAGCGGCTTATGGAACGTGATGCAAAAGACAGAGAGCAAGATGCTGTACGCGACCTTGAATCACGCCGTAACAGGTTAATGAAAAAAGGTTTTGTGCAGAACGAAGACGATATTCACGAAG